ACCTATTGAATCAAAAGATGATGGCACCGATACAAAAAAAGAATATATAAATAATGTAATTAAATTTATTGAAACAAGTGGTCAAAATTATATTGACATTGAAAGTGCAAAGAGATCTGACGGTAAACAAATTATAATTAAAATTGAAGAAGACACTTGGGTTCAATTAGATTTATTATATACTACAAAAATATATAAAGATTGGTTTGCTACTAGATTTACTCCAGAAAGAGGTATAAAAGGATTTACAATGGGAGGAATGTACTCTGCATTGGCAGAAGTTCTTAATATTAGAATTGGTGATACAGGTGTAAGAGCTAAATTTAAGGATGGTAAGATTGTATCTCCAATGTTAAGAAAAGATGTTGTAGATAAATTAATATCAAACAGTCCTCGTACATTTTTAAGAGATTTGGCAGACTTTTTGGCTGAATTGTTTAATAAAAAAATTACTATTATTGACCCAAATTTATCTGCACATAGTGGTGTAAATCCACAGGATGTTAAATTAAAAGATTTGACTACAGGAGTTCTAGGATTTGCAAGAACTCTTGATAAGAATGGCATTCTTTCAGATTTAGGATTTGATTATGCATCATTTATCAAAGCTATAAAAGACAAATATGCCGAAAAAATGATTGAACAATATTCAAAGAAAGAAAAGAAAGCAACCACACCAGAAACTCAAGCATCAATTGATAAAATCAAAAAACACGCTGATATAGGAAACAAAATCGTAAACGATATATTGAGAGAATTTTTAATTACGGAAGGTGGTAATGCAGTAGCTGCAAATAGTGAATTGCCAAAACAGTATTTGGATTCTACCGTAAAAAACGGTTTGAAAATATGGAATTTTGATTCTTTAAAATATGAAATAATTGGAAACAAATCAAAACCAATATTGGGTGATATTGATGTTGCAGTATCTACAGAACAATTGAATGAATTGCTTGGTATAAATTATGATTATGATAAAAAGTCATTTTATGAAAAATTAAAACAACATGTAGAATCAAATACTCCATCAAATGTACCAACACCTGCTTTTAAAATAAATACAGGATTGGACCAATTGCATTTGAATGTTCCTATTGTAGATGAAGATGGCAATCCAGTAAAATCCACAGAAATACCAAATGAAGATGGTTATGTACAAATTGATTTGATGATTGGTGATTTAAATTTCATGATTAAGGCTTTATCCGGAGCACCAGAATCAAAATATAAAGCTGCGTTAAGAAATATTCTATTAATGAATATTATGTCACATAGTTATGAACCAACCGAAGATCCAAATAAGATGAAGAGATATCAATTTAATTGGAAAAAAGGTCTTCAAAGTGCGGATGTTATAACAAATGAAAAAGGTAAACAAGAAAAACAAAATATAAAAACTGTTTATACTGATATGGACGATGTTGCTGAATTTTTATTTGGCAAAAATGTAACATTTAATGATATTAACACTTTAGAAAAACTAATTAAATTAGTGAAAGGTAATACTTTTCGTTATAAAAACAAAAGAACTGAAATCTTAAATGATTTCAAAAAGGAATTGGATAGATTAAAAGTAAAGTTATGAAAAGAGCAACAGGAAAAAGCAATCTCGACATAGTTAAAGATTATGTTGAGGGAAACCGCCCATTTATTCAAGTTGGTTATGATCCTAACTTGAACAACAGTAAAAGAAAAGAAGGTGAAGAATGGGAAGATGGTCAAGGAAATAAATGGGTTTGGAAAAATGGAAGTAAAAGAAAAGTATCCAAACTCGGACAAATAAAAATTGATCAAAGATGTAGTATCTGTAATGCAGATATGAAATTTGGCAATTATTTAGATGATAGATTTTATCCTAAAACAGGCAAGTGTTATGATTGTACTATTTCATTTGATAGTAAATTAAAAGTATTAGGTGTTTATGCGGACTATGAAAGATATAAAATCTATAATAGTATGCTTTCTGAAATGAAAGATTTTAAGAAAAATATTACTGATAGTATTGAATATTTGGAAAAGAATCCAGAAGAAAAGTTACAATTTTTTAATGATGATGGTAGTCAAGAATTCTGGACGGATGATACTACACAAATACAAAAAGTATTGTCTGATTTAAAAGAAGATTTGAAAAATGTTGAGGAAAATATTGCAAAAGCAAATGAAGAATTGGGTAAATTAAATTATAATTCTGAAATTGAAACTAAAGCCAAACAAATGGTTTTGGATAAATTAAATCAATGAGTACTCCAAAGACACTTAAAGAAGTAATTAAGGAGGAATATAAGAAATGTCTTGTAGATCCAATTTACTTCATGAAAAAGTATGTTAAGATTCAACATCCTATTCGTGGAACTGTAAACTTTGATTTATATCCATTTCAAGAAGAAGCTTTAACAGACTTGGTTGAACATGATTTTAATATCATATTAAAGTCTAGACAAATGGGTATTAGTACATTAACCGCAGCATATAGTTTGTGGTTAATGGTATTTCATAAAGATAAAAATGTTCTTTGTATTAGTATTAATCAAGAAACATCTAAAGAAATTGTAACCCGTGTAAGATTTGCAAATGACAATCTTCCTTCTTGGTTGAAAGTAAAAGAACAAGAAGATAATAGATTGAGTTTAAGGTTAACAAATGGTTCACAGATTAAAGCCGTATCATCTGCTGGTACATCAGGTCGTTCTTCTGCATTGTCATTGTTAATTATTGACGAAGCTGCATTCATTGATAACATTGAAGAAATTTGGTTATCCGCTCAATATACATTAAGTACTGGTGGTAGAGCAATCATGTTAAGTACACCAAATGGTGTTGGTAATTTCTTTCATCAAACTTGGGTAAAGGCAGAAGCCAAAGAAAATAAATTTAATACAATTAGACTTCCATGGCATTTACATCCAGAAAGAGATCAAGCTTGGAGAGATAAACAAACCGAACTATCAGGTGTAAAAGGTGCAGCACAAGAATGTGATTGTGACTTTGCAACTACTGGTAATGGTATTGTTGATGTTGCCACAATTGATTTTTATAAACAAAGCAAGGTAAAAGATCCAATTGAAATGAGAGGATTGGATCATGGTTATTGGATTTGGGAATATCCAGATTATAGTAGAAACTATATAGTTAGTGCTGACGTTGCAAGAGGTGATGGTGCAGATTATAGTGCATTTCAAGTTATTGATGTAGAATCATTGACTCAAGTAGCAGAATATAAAGGACAGATTGGTACTAAAGATTATGGCAATATGTTGGTTAGTGTTGCGACTGATTATAACAATGCTTTATTGATTGTAGAAAATGCGAATGTTGGTTGGGCTGTTTTACAACAAATAATAGATAGACAATATCCAAATACCTTCTATAGTAGTGCAGACCTACAATATGTAGATGTAGAAAGACAATTGACTAATAAGATCAATAGAGATGAAAAGAAAATGATTCCTGGTTTTACTAATAGTCAGAAAACCAGACCATTGTTGATTTCAAAATTGGAAACATATTTTAGAGAAAGATCGGTAGAAGTAAGATCTATTAGATTTTTGGATGAATTATCGGTGTTTATTTGGGACGGTAATAAAGTAGCTGCAATGAAAGGTTATAATGACGACTTAGTAATGGCAATGAGTATTGGATTGTGGGTAAGAGATACAGCATTGAAGTTAAGACAACAAAGTATGGATCTAAATAGATCAATGTTAGGTGGAATTACAAGAATAGGCGGAACTCAAAACATTTATAAAGCACAAACTATTAGTAGCCAAGAAGCATGGCAAATGACAACAGGAAAAATAACAGATAAAAAAGAAAACCTAACTTGGTTATTGTAACATATTTATATATATAAAACTATGGCAAACGAAGAATTTCAAATATTAAAACAAAGATCTTTATATTCAAAATTAAAGAGACTTTTTTCCACCGATGCGGTAATTCGTAATGTAGGTGGTAAGAAATTAAAGGTAGTAGATACAGATGAAGTAATGTATGCTACTGACCGTAATACACTTAGAGATCGTTTTAATAGAATTAGAACATCTTCATATAATCAATATAGCAGAGACTTTACATTAAGTTATCAAGCTGCTCGTATTGAATTATTTCGTGATTATGATACCATGGATATGGACCCAATCATTGCATCTGCACTAGACATTTATGCAGATGAATGTGTAACTAAGAATGAATTGGGTGAAATTCTTGTAATTCATTCAAGTAATGATAATATCAAACAAATTCTTTATAATTTGTTCTATGATATTCTTAATATTGAATTTAATATGTGGAGTTGGACTAGAAATCTTGTAAAATACGGCGATTTCTATTTGAAAATGTATATTAGTCCAGAATATGGTGTTTACATGGTAGAACCAATTAGTGCGTACAATGTTACCCGTGTAGAAAATAGTGATTTAACAAATAAGAACTATGTTAAATTCCAAATCAATTTGCCAGAGGGTGGAAGATTAGAAGAATTGGAAAATTATCAAGTTGCTCATTTTAGAATGTTGAGTGATAGTAATTTCATTCCATATGGTAAAAGTATTATTGAAGGTGGTAGAAGAGTTTGGAAACAATTATCTTTGATGGAAGATGCAATGTTAATTCACCGTGTAATGCGTGCTCCAGAAAAGAGAATATTTAAGGTTGATGTAGGTAATATTCCACCATCTGAAGTGGATCAATATATGCAAAAGTTGATGGACAAGATGAAAAAGGTTCCATACATTGATGAAAGAACAGGCGATTATAATCTTCGTTTTAATCTACAAAACATGGTAGAAGACTTTTATCTACCAGTTCGTGGTAGTGATAGTGGTACTAGTATTGAACCATTGAGTGGTATGGAATTTAATGGTATTGATGATATTGAATATCTTCGTAACAAAATGTTGGCTGCATTAAAGATACCAAAGGCATTTTTGGGTTATGAAGAAGATTTGAGTGGTAAGGCAACACTTGCAAGTGAAGATGTAAGATTTGCAAAGACAGTAAACAGAGTACAAAGAATTTTGATCAGTGAATTAAACAAAATTGCAATGGTACATTTGTATGCTCAAGGGTATAAAGATGCATCATTGGTTGATTTTACATTAGAATTAACTAATCCGTCAGTAATTTTTGAAAAAGAAAAGATTGCTATTTGGCAAGACAAAGTAAATCTTTCCAAAGACATGATGGAAACTAAGTTATTTAGTAAGAAATGGATATATGAAAATGTATTTAAGATTTCTGAAGAAGATGTAGATATTCAAAAGAATGATTTGGTTGAAGATGCTAAACAATCTTACAGATTCAAACAAATTGAAGATGAAGGTATTGATCCTGCTAAACCATTCAATAAAATTAAACCAGAAGAAGGTGGTGAAGGCGGCACTGGTGGAGGTGAAACTGGTGCAGAAGCTGGTGGAGGTGAAGCTGGTGGAACTGAAACAGGTGGTGCAGAGGCCGGAACGGAAACAGGAGGTGAAACAACAGGAGGTGAAACTGGTGGTGGTGAAGCTCCTGCATTAACAGAAAAATCTCTTAGGTCATATAAAAGACCATCACAAAAAGGATCTCACAAAAAGAGAAAAGATATTGCGTTTGGATATGATCCATTAGGAAGCAAAGAAAATGTATCGCAATCTCAAACTGATCCATTAAGACAAGGTTCCAAAACCAAATCTCCATTGAGTTTAGAGGGTTTAAATGACTTTTTAAAAACTACTTCTCAAATCAAAACAGAACTTTTAAATGAAACAAAAAGTCTATCGATGTTAGACGAAAAAAATATTATTGAATAATCCATGTAAATAGTATATTAAAAATGATTTTTACTATAAATTTACTATATTTATAAAATAACGAAGATTAAATTATATGCACAAAGCTAAGCATTCAAAGTTTAGAAACACAGGAATATTGTTTGAATTGCTCACTCGACAAGTGACATCAGATATTTTGTCTGGAAAAGACGAATCTTTTGCCAAGAATATTCTATTTAAATACTTTTCTGAAAGTAAAGAATTAGGCAAAGAGTTACAATTGTATAACTTTTTAGTTAATGAAGTTGCAAAAGACGAAACACAAGCTGAAAAGTATATTGAAATTGTTTTAAAACAAAGAGACAAACTAAATCAAAAGTCATTAACATCTGAAAAATATAATTTAATCAAAGAAATCAAAGATGTTTATCCAATTAATGATTTATTTAAGTCTAGTATTAAGAATTATAAAGTCTTAGCTTCAATATATAAAATTTTTGAAAATCACGGTGATAAAAATTCTAAGTTTGATGTAAAAGAAATTGTTACATCCAGAACTTGTATTGTTGAAAATTTATGTGGCATTAAAAAAGTTAATAAAGAAACCGAAGATGAAATGATTAATGTTTATAAACAACAAAACGAAGAAGTTCGTCTTTTGAGTTATAAAATATTGGTCGAATCTCTAAATGAAAAGTATAAAGATTTGGATTCAAACCAAAAGAATTTATTAAAAGAATATATTAATAGTATAAGCAATACAAATTCATTGAAAACATTAATTGACAGTGAAGTAACTAATGTTAAGAAACAATTGGCTGAATTAACCAATAAAATTTCTGATGATGTCATTAAGATCAAAATTAATGAAACTGTAAAACAACTTGATAATGTTAAAAAATTTAATCTCGTTAAAGACAATCAAGTAATGGTTCTATTGTTATCATATGAATTGATAAAGGAAATCAAAAATCAAATTTAATATGAACGAAGCCAAAGAAATTATTAAGTCAGATGAATCTTTGAAACAAAAAATCAAAGAATTAATTAAACAAGTAATGGACGAAATTACTACTTCTGCTGCTGCAGGTAGTGGAGAAGGTTCTGCCGGTGTACCAAGAGTTCCTACTTGGGTTTCTAAAAATAAAAAGGGTAGACCAGATGTAGCTACTGCTCTTGGATATACTCTTGCAAAACCAGTAAATGAAGCTGCCGAACCAGGAGCTGTTCCACAACAAGATCCAAACGCACAACAAACACAACAAGGACAAGAAGATCCAAATTTATATGATGCTAAATCTGATTTAAGTGATTTTGAAACTAGAGTATCACAATCTACTTTACAAAACAAAGGAACTTTTCAAAACAAAATAATGAGCAAAATTGGAAACAAACAAGTCCAATTAAGAGCATCAAAAGGATATGGTCAACCAGAAAAAGATTATATAGTGAATGTTTCTGGTGTAAGTATTGATTTTTACTATGAAAAATATGTAATAGTAGTCAAAGGTAGAGAACAAGGTAAACAAAAAGAAAGTGAATACTTTGTTAAAGCACCATACCAAATCAAAATTTTAGGTAATGCAGTTGTTACACCTTCCGTAAAGAAGAAACAACAACAAGCTCCAGCAACACCAGTTGCTCCTGTTGTACCAACAAACACTGCAACAAAAGGAGTATAACATATATGAATAAAAAACTATTAGTAGATTGTATAACATTTGATGTAGATAAATCTGTACTTAAAGAAGCAATGTCTAAAGGTGGACCATTGGTTGTACAAGGTGTTCTACAAAGAGCCGAAGCAAAAAATCAAAACGGTAGAGTATACGGCAAAGAAATTTTACAAAGAGAAGCTCAAAAATATGATGAAAATTTCATCAGAGAAAGAAGAGCACTAGGCGAATTAGATCACCCAGACAGTAGCGTTGTGAACTTAAAGAATGTAAGTCACAATGTAAAAAGAATGTATTGGAATGGTAATGATTTAATGGGCGAAGTAGAAATTTTAACTACACCAAGTGGCAATATTTTAAAAGAATTACTCAACTGTGGTATTAAGTTGGGTATTAGTTCCAGAGGAATGGGAAGTGTTAAAAAGAATGTACATGAAGGTACTGATGAAGTTCAAGATGATTTTGAATTGATTGCATTTGACTTTGTTAGCAATCCATCCACTAAAGGTGCATTTATGTTTCCATCTGGAGAACAATCTTTACAAGAAGGAGTTGTAAAAAACCCATTAACAAACAAATGGGAAAATGTAGAAAATTTAATAAGAGACATTTTAGGAGAAATTAAATAATATGAATGATATTCTAATTGAAAATATTAAACTCAAATCAGAATTACAATATGATATTTTATTTGAATCAAAAGAATATCAAAATTTAGACTCTAGTACCAAAACATTCTTAAAAGAATGTTACGATATGGGTGTAAATACTGGTATTTACTTCCATCAAAACGAACAAATGCTTCTTGAAAGCATGGAAGAAGGTTTCTTTGACCGTGTTAAAGCCGGCGTTGTTCGTACAGGTCAAGGAATAAAGAATTTATCTGGTTTTGGTACACAAACTGCAGATAGTAAAGATGCAGGTGTTGAATCTTTATTGAATGGTTTCAAACAAAAGTTTGAAAAAGCTAAACAATCATCTGGTCAAGGATCGCCGGGTATAGAAGGATTGAAAGATAAAATAGTCGGAGACATTACATTTATCGACGATAAAACCGTTAAAGATCCAAGTCCTGCTCCTGATCAAAAAAGAGCAGAAGCTATAGTAGTAAGAACTCCAGGTATTCCAAAATCTCTTAAAGACAAGATTATTCAAGGTATAAGAGAAAATCCTGGTAAAATTAAATTTTTATTAGCCGCTTCATCATTTCTTGCTGGTATTGTTGCAGCTACTGCTAGTGCAAATCCATTGGTAGGTAAAGCTACTGGTGCTGCAATAAATGGCATTGGTAATGGTATTTTAGCAAAGATTCAAGGACGTGGTACAGGCGATGCAGTAATGTCTGGTTTAACTCAAGGTGTAGCTGGTGCAGCTCTTGCTGGTGCAGGCACAGCAACAGTAAATGCTATATCATCATATATTGATCAAGCAGGTGAAGTTAGTCCAAATGCATTTCAAGTAACTAAACAAAAAGCAGCAAAGGTTCCAACAGCACCAACAGCACCAAGAACTCCAGATGATATTGAACCAATTGGTCCTGAGCCAACTCGTTGGGACCAAGTTCCACCAGGAAATACAATGCCTCCTGATCCAGCAGCTGTTCAAGGACAAAATATTCCTGCTACTCCAAGTGCAACAGCACCAAAATATGTAGAACCAGGTACAAGAGCAGCTAGAGTCGATTTTGATGCAGATCAACAAGCACAATATTATAAGTCTAGAGGATATACTGGTCCAAAAGATACTTTGGGAAGACCAAAAGCTATATTTAAAGAAAATAAAGAATCAATGTTTGTTAAATCATATAACAACACATACACTCTTAAAAAATCTTTGAATGAAAACATTGAAGAAAAATGGAATGAAAGTGTAGAAGAAACACTAGAAGAAGCATTAAATGCTGCACAACAAAAGGCATACGACGAATTTTTGATTGACTTGGGTAAGATGTTCAAT